TACGGTGCTCACCAGCCTTCAGGTACAACTGGTACTTGGGAACTTGAAGTTTCATTGAACATGGAAAATGAAGTTCGTCGTCGCTTAGTTGTTGCTCCTATTTTCCGCAACATCGCTATGCAAACCAACGTGATGACCATGCCAGTGAACCCAGAAGCAGGTTTAGCAACTTGGGTTACTAACGCTGACTTTGGTGCCGTTCCTGCTAGCGTTGGCGCTGCTGGTGCCTCTGCTGGTGCTACACAAACTCACGCTTTTAAAGAAATCACTTTGAATGCTTATAAACTTGCTACAAACGAGTATACAGCATACGAAGAAGAAGAAGATTCTTTGATCGCTTTGATGCCAATGATTCGTGATGGTATGATCCGTCGTGTTGCTCGCGCCGTTGACAAGGCCTTCTTGTTAGGTGCTGGTTCAGGTTCTGACCCTGTTAAAGGACTGGCAAACTGGGCTACTAACACCACTGCTACCGGTAACACTGTTGCTGCTGGTTTGAATGTTGCCAAATTGCGCACATTGCGTCAAGGTTTAGGTGCTTGGGGTCTCGACCCATCTGAAGTAATCTATATCGTTAATACCGATGTTTATTACCAGTTGCTGGAAGACACAACCTTCCAAACAATGAACCAAGTTGGTACACAAGCTACATTGTTAACCGGTCAAATCGGTCAAATCGGTGGAAGCCCTGTGTTGGTCTCTGCAGAGTTCGCTTCCCCAGGTACTGGTGTTGCAGGCGCCATTGCATTGCACCCAGGCAACTTTATTGTTGGTAACCAGCGCGGTCTCCGCATCGATACCCAAGAATTGGTTGAAACACAGCGTCGCGTTATGGTGGCTAGCCTCCGTACCGGTATGACACGTGTTACCACTAACTTAGGTAACGCTGTTACAGCACACAAGTACACAGCAACCTGATCTGCTAGTGTAATTGTTAACAAGACCCTTCGGGGTCTTGTTTTATAAAGGTATACTGTGCCTTTATAAAACAAGTGAGGTATTTATGGCAACAGATTTAGTAACAAAAGCTGAATACAAAACTTACATGGGAATTACCAGCACAAATTCAGATGCAGAAATTGATTTTTTAATACCCAAAGCCAGCGACTTGGTAAAATCATATTGCCGTCGTACCTTTGTAGATCATATCAGCGACATTAAGGTTGAAGTTTTTGATGGTGGATTTAAAGAGATCTTGCTAAAAGAAACTCCTGTTGTAAGTATTAGTTCAGTAGGCTATAGCGCAGACTATGGCAAAACATATACAAACTTAGTAAAATTTATTGATTGGGTTCAAAAAGGTGACTCAATTGTAAGTATTAATACACCTGTATTTCCTGAAGTAATTAACGGATACAAAGTAAGTTATTTTGGAGGATACGATCCTATTCCTGGCGACTTAAAACTAGCAGTATTAGATTTAATTGAATACTACTCGCGCAACAATGGTGCTGTCCACAGTAGCCGTGACTTAAACCCTAACACTACGCAAATTAATTACGTTGCGTCAACTAATTTGCCCGCTACAATTAAGCGTGTTTTAGATCAGTACGTGGCGGACTTTACATAATGGCAGCAAAGCAAGTAAGTTTAGATGATTTAATAAATAGTCTAGATCCTCAAATAAGAGCCTTGCTAGAAGAAGATACTCGTGAAGTACTAGATAAACGACCTACTATATTAGATATAAGTTATAAGAGCTTGTTGCTTAATAACAAAGACAGTGTAGAAGATTTTAAAATATTTCATGCTACATTGCTAAAGATAATACAAGAAAAAGTTCCTAGATCTTATACTTCTATAGAAGCAGTACCCAGAGGGTATTTTCAAGGATCTAAACCTTATTTAGTATATATTAATGGTGGACCAGAAAGACAGTTTTTAATTGCTAAGTCAGTAGGACCTATTAGAACCTTTATAACTGATAAAATTTCTAAAGATCCTCGATTAGTGGACAGTATATTTGGATTACGCAAAGAAGAAACTGAAGTCTTAAATAGAAAAGGCATCCCTACAGGAGATGTAAAAACTAAACTTATCACCAAAGTAGATATCGGACATGCAGCAACTCAAGGCGAATTAGCACCTGTAGCAGTTTCTCCCTTAGCCTATAAGCTATATGGTTTGATTGAATATGGTGAGATAACTGGTAGCCCTGTAGCTAAATATGCTACAGATGCTTTAAATAAATTATATGCTTTACAAGCAGACATAGAATATAGTTTTAAAAATAACGCTCCACAAGTAATAGAAGCAGGCGAAAAGACATTAGGCGACCTTTTTGTTGTTGTAACACTACATACCTCTGACATAAATCAGCAGTTTTCTGACCAAGAAAAGCGCATATATGCGGATGTAAAAAGAAAAATCGCTCTGCTAGCTAATAAGGCAATCAGAGATAGGTTTTTAATGCAAAACATTGAAGGCTCTAATACTATTGCCCAAGATATTGAACAAGCCTTAGTAAGCGTATTAAAAACTGGCAAGGTTAAATTAGCTAAACATACAGCTAATAAAGGCAAATCTAAAAAACAACAGATAAATGCAAATAAAGGCGTTGAAACTGCTACTAAGATAGTTTCTAAGGTAGCTAAGCCTGGTGCTATTACTAAACCTCCACCAAGTGCAAACCTAATTAATCTAGCTGTACTGATTAATAGTCAGTTACAAGATGTAATTAGTGCAAACATGGGCGATGGTAATAGTCGTAACGTTTTAAATTATCGTACAGGTAGATTTGCCAGTACTGTTAAAGTAGAACAACTATCTATGAGCAAAGCAGGAATGATTACGGCTTTTTACTCGTACATGAAAAACCCATACGCAACATTTAGCGCAGGCGGACGTCAAGCAATACCTGCAAGCAGAGACCCTAAACTACTAATCGCTAAATCCATTAGACAAATTGCGGAACAAGTATTAGCTCCTTATGGTGTCGGTGAACTCAATTTACAAGTGCGCTACGCATTAGTATAACTCTCGGATTTATACAAGTACGACAACAGATAAATATCTAGTCATAGTGCTTAAATATTTCCAAAAAATCATAAAGGAAAGAGTATGGCATTAAATTTAATTCGCAATAGTCGCGTATTTTTCACGACTAATCTGGATACAAGTAATCGCGTAGCCGCTACAGGTTTTACCGCTACAAATACGTTTGAGATTCAAGTTCAAGACGGGTTCTCATTCTCACAAAATACAGGTACTGAAACAGTTACCTTAAACGAAGCAGGTGCTGCACCAGTTCGTGGTCAACGCAGTTTCAACACTAGCTTAGAGCCAGTTGATTGGAATTTTGCTACTTATATTCGCCCTAAGTTTGAAGAAGGGACTGTAGTTAACGTTGCTGCCGATGCTGACGATTATATTGGTTGCGAAGAGTCAGTGTTATGGAACGCCATGGCCGGAACTACACTTATTGGTGGTGCAGGTGCTGGATGGATTGCTACCCCAGGTCTTACCCCTGTTTCTAAAGTTAACTTTGATAAATCTAACGCTCACCAATTACAAGCTTTTGGTTTGATTATTGTGTTTGAAGCAGTTGCTTATGCAATCGATAACTGCGCTGTTGATTCTGCTACTATTGACTTTGGTTTAGATGCAATTGCTTCTATAACTTGGGCTGGTAAGGGTACCGCAATGCGTCAATTAGCTTCTGTAACTATTGCTGCTCCAAGCGCTGGTACTTCTTACACCTGCTAATTTGGGTGTGGTTAATCAGCCTATTACTTACTTTACTGGTTCACGCGCTATTTCTGCTACTGTAACTGCTTATTTAAAGACAGGTACAAATGAAAGTGCTCAGTTGTTAAGCGACTTGCTAACTGCTAGCTCAACCTCTACAGAAAACAAATTTGCTGTAACAGTTGATTTAGGTGGATCAAGCAACCCAAACCGTATCAGCTTAGCAATGCCAACAACTATGTTGACAATTCCAACAATTACTTCTGAGCAAGTTATTTCTACTTCAATTACTCTGAACCCACAAGGTGCAGCTGTAGGCGGTGCTTACGACATTGAAGCTAAGAACGAACTCGAAGTTTCTTATTACGCAGCTGTTTAATTAACTGCTGCATTTTTATAGAGACTGGGTTGATCTCCAGTCTCTCTTTTTAAACTTATTATAAAATGACTACTCTCTCTTTAAAAACACTGTTAGTTCCTTCTAAATCAGTACAGGTAGAATATCCTGGCATGCCTGGTTTTGTTGTTGATTTGGCATTTTTATCTCGCGAAACACTTTTGTCGATTCGTAAGAAGTCTACTAAAACAAGCTTCAAAAACCGTCAAGCAGCAGAAGAATTTAATGAAGATTTATTCTTGCAACTATACGTTGAAAATGCTGTTAAAGGATGGAAAGGATTTAAATTAAGTTACCTTGAGCAATTAGCTCCAGTTGACTTAAAAGGCCAAAACATGGATGATGAACTAGAGTATACGCCTGAAAATGCGTTGTATCTAATGAAAAATTCCAGTAACTTTGATGGGTTTATCAGCGAACAGGTATCAGACCTGGGAAACTTTTCGACGACCAACTCCAGCAAGTAAACCAGCAGTTGGTCAGTTATATTCAAAATATGAGCGTTGGCATGACCAAAGACGGATATTTTGAAATGTGCGAAATGATGGGCTCAGAGCCTGTAGAGTCTGAGATCCCAGTGGAATTTGAAGACTTTCCATTAGAAGTACAACAAGCATTTAATGCTTATCGAATGTTACGAGACGAGTGGGATACTATGAATGGTAACTACTTGGGTAAGTCTTTGATAGGTGTAAAAGATGTTTTTGAAGCTACAGAGATTGAACCGTTCGAACAGAAGTTTATTGTCATGCTAATACGTATGATTGATAACGTAAGATCAGACGAAATCAATAATAAGAAAAAGATGGAAAAGCCCGCTAACTAAAAATTGGCGGGCTTTTTTACGTTAAAAATTTTTTGGTTTGACAAAAGTGTGGTTGCATGTTATAATGTACACTAGTCAAGCTATTAAAAGTTTTAGCCACCAACCCTAAAGAGGAGTACAGATGGCATCAAATCAAGTTAATATTAATTTAAGCCTACAAGATCAAGCGAACAGTATCAAACAGCGTACTGACGAAGTCAAAGGTTTAAACAAAGAATTACAAAAAGCCCAGAAGATGGCTGAAACCACTAAAACTGGTGCAAAAGCTCTCAAGGCTAGTTTTAGTGCAACTGAGAACATAGAGTATGGTCGTGCTCGTGGATCTATGGGATCTACTGGAGCAAGCGGACGTGACTTTGCAAACCAAGCACAAGGTCTTGGTGGATTAGTTCGTCTATACGCTACTTATGCAGCCAATGTATTTGCTGTAAGTGCGGCTTTTAGTGCTTTAAGTAATGCTATGGATACCACTAACATGGTCAAAGGATTAGACCAGTTAGGTGCAGCAAGTGGTGTTGC